TGCCATTAGGCAAGCACCGATTTTATTGTTCTGTACACGATCACTTGGGCAACCTACATTGAGGTTAACTTCATCGTAACCCCAGTCTTCAGCCATTTTGGTGCAGGTCGCAAGCTCTTGCGGATTTGAACCACCCAACTGTAATACGATAGGGTGTTCTTGTGTGCTGTAGTCCAAATGGCGTTTAGCATCGCCAAAAAGAATCGCACCTGTGGTGACCATTTCGGTATAGAGCACAACATTTGGGTTAAACAAGCGCGCAAAGAATCGATAATCCTTCGTTGTCCAATCCATCATAGGGGCTACTGATATTCTAGGAGTAATTGATTTAATTACATTATTCGAAATATCAGTCATTTGAGCACCTTTCTTAAACTGTGTTTACTTGCGTTTACTTGTGAATATTTGCGTTTATCTATGTTTTGTGCAACCTTATTGCAACCATAGACCATTTTAAAAATCTAGATATTGCAACCATGGGAACTATTACAAAACGCACGACTACAAAAGGCGAAGTTCGCTATCGAGCTTTGTTGCAAATTCGCAAGCAGGAGGCGAAGTATACAGAATCTAAAACTTTTAGTAAAAAGTCTCTGGCCGAAGCCTGGCTAAAAAAACGAGAATCTGAAATAGAAGAGAATCCAGGCATAATTTCAGAACTTAAGAAAAAGTTAGGTGATGTTACTTTAGGCGAAGCAATTGAGTTATATCTTGAAGAGGTCACCAGTTATGGCCCTTCAAAAAGGTCAACGCTTAAACTTCTTACTAGATTTCCGATCGCAAAAAAGCAGATTTCAACTTTAACCAGGCAAGATTTTGCTGAGCATATACGGGCACGCAGGGAAGGTAAATTAGAGGATTATAGAGTTAAGGCTATCGGTCCAGCGACTGCAAACATAGATTTGCAATATATAAGAACGATTTTAAATCATGCAGATTTAGTTTGGGGCCTAAAGGTAAATCACGATGAACTTGAGAAAGCGACAAAAGGTTTAAGAAATGCCAGGGCAATAGGTAGTTCACGTAGAAGATATAGATTGCCAACTTCTGAAGAGTTGCAAAAATTGACAACAACAGCTTTTCAGTATTATCACTTGACGCAATACCCGGATGCCCCATTTCATCTTATTCTATGGTTAGATATTTATACTGGGCGTCGGCTTAATGAATTATCCCAACTAAGAATAGATAACTATGACAGGGAAAATGGTCGCTGGTTGTTAAAGGCCGTAAAGAATCCCAAAGGAACAATTGGTAATGATAAATACTTTGTTGTGGATGAGAGAGCCGAAAAAATTATTGATCTATTGTTAGAGCCGAAATTACGTAAACGTATGCTAAGACGCGGTGGTGATCCAGAACTATTATTGCCATTTAATGCTGACATATTAGATCGAAACTGGCAAAAAATTAAAGATATGGCGGGTATTGAAGGTTTACGTTTTCATGATTTGCGACATGAAGCAGCCACAAGACTGGCTGAAAAGGGTATGAGTATTCCACTGATCCAGCAATATACATTACATGAAGATTGGAATAGTTTAAAAATTTACGTGAATTTAAACACAATAAGAAAGACTGTATTAGATTTTGATGAAGCTATAGAAAATGCTAAAAATGCCAAATTAGGCGATTTTATATAATATTAAGCCCCTTTATTCAGGGGCTTTTTCTAAATCATCCAGCACTTGAGCCATGACTAGAAAACCTAGTCTGACACGTTCTACAGCTTTATTAATTTTTGGGTCATCATAATAGAATTTGTGATTTCTTAATCTTGGAATTGGTGGGCTTTTACCTTCGCGTAAATATAAATCAACGATAGTTCCTGTTAATTTAGATTCTAATTTTTTAACAAATTCAGGGTCAGCAAGCATTTCAATATATGTTGGCATTAGTAACCCCAATTATGAACTTGAACGATATGTTTGCGTTCGGGTTGTGCGTCTGAAGCTGGACAACCAAAAGGTTTGCCATTGTCTAAACGTCCAAACAAAAAACCCTTGTTATCCTGGTCAACTTTATCAATGGTTCCATTCCCACAAATGCGTGTACCGTCCGTTTCAACACTATTAGCAGAAATGAAATCAACGTACACGCGGTCTCCTGGTTTATGCATTGTCATCACCATTTATTGATACGTAAGTCCAATCTGGACCATTCGCTAAATCAATACCTATTGTCGCGTTATGTTCTGCTCGTAAGTTGTAAAGCTCAACTCCTACATCGTCACCTAGCGGCATTAAGTATTTTTCCTCTTCGCAGTACTCCTTTATGTGATGATTTTCATCAACAACCATCCAAACATTATTTAACTTTTTAAACTCATGGTTATAAAGTTGATCAGAGTTAAAGTAAAACTTCAAAGTAACCACATTCCCAAGCTTTGTATTCAAGGCCAAAGCGCCTACCTGTAATCTGCTCATGCTGCTTTACCTTTTTCGTGGAATGACCGTTTTTGATATTTGCGGCTATTATTTCTAGGTCTATAGACTTCGTCATAGCAGCCTTTACAAGCTGAATCTGGTCTATATACAACAGTTCCGTCTTTACGCTTTTCTTTGACCATGAACCAGAATTCTGAGTCAGTAGGCCAATACTCCTGGCAATGTTTGCAAAGCTTTTCTTTGCCTAGCTCGGTTTCAATGTATTTAGGCTTGGTTGGCTCATTAGAGATAATTTCAGAATGCATCTTCATGAATTACCTCCTTCAGCAAGTTTCAAAAGTCTGTTTTTTCTATATAAAGTGCGTGATGCGTTTTGACACTTTCTGCACTTATATCCAAGTTTAGAAATCGTATTTTTATTTCCGAATAGATAGAATCTGGTTTCTCCATGGATATTACAGACGCCAATAAAATCATTAGTTCCTAAATCATTAGCGACCAATGCACGGGAACGGTTTTCCGCTTGGCGGTTTTTTTCTGCAATCTCTTCAGGGGTCAAAATCCTGGCTTTTTTAGCCTTCGCTTTCACAACTTTAGGTTTAGTATCCACTTTCTCCAGCTTCGGCTTTTTAGCCTTGACTGGAGCTTTTTTAGTTACCTTTTCAGCGTTATATTTTTCAATGTCCAGTGGTTTTACCTGGACACGTTCTTTAGGGATATTTCCGTCTGGAAAGTTTGTGAAGCCAGGCTCTAGAAGGGTAATGATATTGCCCTTGATTTTAAGCCACTCTTCTACAGCGTTATTAAGGTTAGGCTTAACATATAAATTTGGTCGGATTGTTTCATCAAACATAATGAACTCCTACACATGCATTGCCTGGTGATCTTGTTTTGCGATTTGGCTTTGTTTATCCAGATAAACTGCCAAGTCTGCAACGTTCACCATCCAAGTTGATTTTTTGTTATCCGGTTCGCTACGAAATGCAGGAAATGGTAACTGTTGACTGTTTGCACGTCGTCTTGCTTCAGCAATTTGCATGTGACTGAAGTAGTCTTTAACAATAGTTTCTAAAGGAACTACTGGTGACTGATATCGAGCAATAAGCAAAAACAGGCTATTAGCAAGAAATGGTTTTTCTGGAGGTGTCATGGTGCCTCCTTTTTGTTAGGTGGTAACCAATCGTTTGGTGGTAACTGCACATCAATGGAATGTGGAGTATTGTGCAAACTAAGTGACAGCAATAAATCTTCTTGCTGCTCTGGATCAGCCACAATAATTTGCGTAGCTGAATGCCCGGTATAATGGATCGAAAAGCGTTGTGAACCATCTGTTTGATCAGTAACAATGACGTTTGTCACTAAATCAAGATTAATAAAATGTTGAAGATTAAGATTATCTTTTACATATAACATTAGATTCTCTCCAGGCAACCGACTAAGAGATAGCCCGCCAATAACAGGCCAAGAATTGAAAAACCAAGTAACTTTTCCATTAAATAACCTCCGCTTTTTTTGCTTCAGCAATCTGTTTTTTCTTCAGTGCGCGTAATTTTTTTTGACCAGAAATCAAGTTTTCAAGGGTTTTTTGCCAACACTCTGGATCAAGTGAGTTATATGTAAGAGGCTGTGTATAGCATTCCAAAATTGTGGTTCTGTTAGAGCAATTTGCATTACTTCCACCAATAAAGACATAAAGATCAATGCCATTAACAAAGCCATGAATCTCACAACTAATTTGAAAATCCATAGAATTTAAGACAACTGCATCTTTTGCAATTTTGAGAACTTGAGCCTGAATTTGTTTTTTCAAACGATCAATTTCTTTATATTCATCAAAGGTTGGAAAACTCATACCGTTCTTCCTCCATGAATTACCTGGACAAGTTGGCGTTGAGCTTCTTGTAAACGTGCAACCAACTGACTTACAGATTTTCCAAAGGGCACAACAATTGCTACAGTGCGCTTTTCCCAATCTTTTTTTGCATGCTGATAACCACCGAAATACACGTATACGCGCACTTCTTCAGTGTGGTTATAAAGTTTGAAATTGATCTGTAGACCAGGCTTTGAAAACATGAAGCAGCTACCAGCTAACTTCATGATTTCTTGCTGTACTTGTGAATTATTCTGAATCATGTCTATCACCAATTACCTGGTTGCGATATGCACGACGAATTTTCATTTCAAGGGAATGTTTCTCTTTTGAATCAATCACCTCGAAATCGTATGAAGCATTAACAAATGCATGGGCTTCAGTATTAGCGATTAAAAGTCCATCCCTTGTACGTGCTTCAGATATTTTTTTTAAAGCTTTGTCGATTTGGTCTAGAGCTTTGTCACGGAAAATATTCATTCCTGATTGTTGTTGTGGTTGTCCAAAATCTGGAGCAGATAGTCGGTTTCTTACTACCGCATGAAATTGATCATTAGTCATAAAAATAACCTTTTTGGTATTAATGTAATTTGAATGGTATTTTTATTGGTTATAATTTGTCAAGGGAAAATATAACTAAAATAACTTAAAAAGTTTCAATGGTATGTTTTTTAGAGTAATAAAGTTACAAAAAAAGGAGCATAAAGCTCCTAAAATTGGTGTGATTGGTTATTTTTTTATAAGTTGTTTTTGACTTGGTGGGAAAAAAGCAACCACAGGAAATTTAGTTATTACTAGGCTTGAGCTTATAGAAAGACGTTCACCCTCAATTGATTCTATATCAATAAAACCATCTCTCTCAAAAAGAAACTCACCACAAACTATTTTCTTATCATTGGTTTGGATAATTATGTCTTCACCTGGATTACACTTTGCTAATTTGTCACAAAGTAAAACATAGCCATTTTTAAAGGGTTTTATATAACCTCCACCCTTTACTTCAAATGTAATAGGCAATGCAACATTCGGCGGCATGTAAACAAAATGACTAGGTTCAGTAATCTCCACAATATCCAAAGCTTTTCCTCTTTCTATAGTAATGTAATTAGTAATAGGAAGAAGTTTATAACTTATTTGGGCATCATCGGAAGTTATATTTGTTTGAATTTCATCTAAAACTGAAATGTTTGCGTCATTGTCTGTCGCGAAGCCAGATTGAGACATCACAAGTTTTATTTCACCAGGTGAATGCTCATGATCTAACCATCCTTCAGGAAGTTTAAAAGCTTCAGTAATTTTCAAAGCATTGTTATTACCGATATTTTTTGGGGCATTAGTGGGAAGATATTGATTCAAAAGTAAATAATCAATTTTTACAAAAGCTGCAAAGTCTTTTCTTTCAGCATATTTAAGCATCTCTAAAACATTATTCTTGCGTATTTGTTTAATGCTTAACATGGGGTTCTCCAAAGACTGACTAAATAGAGACTACTTTGTCAAATCGGTAGTTTTTTGAGACAGAGCGGTATTATCCTTGAACATTTAAAAATAAAAAATAACTTAAAAAACAACCTTTAAAACTTTAAAGGTCATTTTGGTATTAAAAAATGATTGAATAAATATAACCAAAAAGGTATTTTTAGTTGTAATTTGACTTGTATTGGTTCCTTTTGATGAGTATTTCTTTTGATGTTTACGTTGATGGTTTGAGTAAAAGTGGTGAGTTAGCAGATTACGCCATGCGTTCAGGTACATCGGTTAATTATATCCTTGTTCATTTAAAGCATAGAAGAAAGATTCCCCGCAAAGACTTGATCGTAAAACTGGCTGAAGAAAGTGCAGGGGCATTTAGCGCAAAAGATTTAACTCTCTGGCTTTATCAATTCGAAGCCAAAGATACCCAAAAACAAGAAATCAAAAAATGAATGTAATTGGAGATTTTAAACATGGTTTTATCTTTATCTGAGCGTCGCGAAAAAACGGTTATGTCTCTCGAGATGGCTTTAAAAGCAGCGGTTTATCGACCAAATGATGATTCTCTAATGGCTGAAATTGCTGAAGAGAATGCATTCAATATTAATACTTTTCGTAGTTCTTTAAATCCAACTACACCGACACATAAAGCAAATATTTACCATCTTGAAGCAGTTTTGCAGAAAACAAAAGATCCACGAATCATGGATAGTATTTGTTCAATTCATGGCAATGCTGCTTGGTTTGAGTTGCCTAAAACTGAAAATTTAAATACTGCTGATTTTGTTATGAAAATTGGCAAATTAGCACAAGAACAGGGTGATTTATCGCAATCAGTTGCTAAGGCAATAGGCGATGGCCGTATTAGTGAAGACGAGTTAGCAGTTATTCGTAAAGATGCTTTTGAATTAATACGGGTCGTTTCAACAATTTTAGCAATGGCTGAAGAGCAACATAGAGGTGAGCATGGCTAGACCTAAAAAAGGCCTTGATTTAAAAATCGTTAAAGAAAAGACCTTTAATCAATGGGATGCAATTTATCCTCAATTTGGTATTACCATGCCGCCAAAGAAAAGACATTCTTCATGTCCATCATGTGGAGGAGAAGATCGTTTTTATTACGATGATAAGCAGGGTTTCGGTGATTTTTTCTGTAATAACTGTGGAGCTGGAGACGGCATTGCTTTAATTGGTCGTGTGACTAATTTGGCTTTGCCTGAAATCATAAAAGAACTTGCAGCAATCGTTGGTATTTCTGAAGAAACAGTTGTAACCGAAGCAGATCGTGAGCGCTGGAGAAAAGAGGCAGCATTACGTAAACGTATGCATGATGAAGAGCTTGAAAAAATTCAAAAAAATGCTGCTAAAAAAGCTTTACGAATGTGGAATAACACCCATCAAGGTGAAGAAGATAACTGTACTTACTTGAAAAACAAACAGGTCAAAATATTTGATTGCCAGGTGAATTTTGATGGCGATTTAATCGTCCCATTGTTTAACGAAAAACGTGAATTGTGGAATCTACAATACATTAAAGCTGATGGTTCAAAGAAGTTTTTACCAGGTGGACGTAAGAAAGGCTGTTTTCATATTATTGGAACTATTGATCTAGCCGATCCTGTAATTTGTATAGCAGAAGGTTATGCAACAGCAGCATCAATCCACATGGCAACTAACTTACCTGTCGTAGTTGCCTTTGATGCAGGTAATTTACCACCTGTAGGTCAAGCAATTAGATCAATAGAGCCAAATGCACGACTGCTTTATTGTGCAGACGACGATAGTGCAAAAGAAGATACTGGCCGAAAAATGGCTAAAGAAGCTGTTGCTGTGACAGGCGGTATGGTTATTGTGCCTATATTCAAACATGAAGATGGTGCAAGTAAAGAATCTCCGGAGCCGACACAGCAACAAGCATTAACTGACTTTAATGATCTTCACGTGAACTTTGGATTAGAAGCGGTCAAGGGACAGATCGAAAGAGCCTTGGCTTCTTTCGCATCTTTCCCCGCACCCCTTTCCCCAACAGACCACAAAAATGATGGTCAAAATCGGGGAATTTCATCAAATCAAACCGCTTCACCAGATTGTGTGGCAGAAAATGGGGGTTCCAAGGGGGAGGAAGGTGTATACACCCTTAATCTTGAATCATGTCTAGGTCGGTTTTGTCAGATTGAGGGTGAATCTAAATATTGGGATATGCATAGAAAGGTTCAGATCAAAAAAACAGCTTTCCAAGATATGTTAGGTAAAGGTTTATTTGCTGAATGGTCGAATCACCCCAAACGTAAACTTATTGATAGTAACTCTGTTAAGAATATCTTAAATAAGGATATGGACCGACTTGAGCAGAATATGAGTGAAAGATTCATTATGCTCGAAGGTACAAAAGAATCATGGGATGTTAAGAGAAGACGCACCGTCCGCAACGATACGGTCAAGGATAACTTTCGTTCGGGTTACGAAGTTTGGATTAAGTCTGAAAATAAAAAAATGATTTGGTTTGAAGATCTTGTATTCAATCCGACCATGAACGTAAAGCCTGGTCAAATTAATATGTTTGATGGTTTGCCAATTGCACCCATGCTTAATGATGTTGATCAGATGATCCCTATTAAGAGTGCAACTGAATTATGCCAGCCAATTATAAAATTACTTCATCACACCTGTAATTATGACAAGGTTGTGGTGGATTGGATTTTAAAATGGTTAGCTTATCCTCTGCAAAATCAAGGCTCTAAAATGGCTACCTCTATTCTCATGCATGGTGAAATTCAGGGTGCTGGTAAGTCATTATTCTTTGGTAAAGTTATGCGAGAAATATATGGTAAATATTGCGTAACGCTTGGTCAAAACGGGCTTGAATCTATCTATACAGATTGGGCTGAACAAAAGCTTTATTGCATCTTTGAAGAAATTTTTAACAATAAATCTAAATACGGCATGATGGGCTTAATTAAGCACATGATTACTGGCGAAACAATTCGTATTGAGAAAAAGTTCATGAGTGGTTATGAGCAATCTAACCATATTAACTGTGTGTTTTTATCAAACGATACTCAACCATTGCCTTTGGAGGAAAAAGACCGACGATTCCTTGTGGTGAAGCCGTGTGGAAAATTGGATGATGAGCTAAAGAACGAGGTGCTTCAGTGTATTGATAGTACTGGAATTGATGCTTTTTATACTTTTCTTTTACAGCTACCTTTAGATGGTTTTACTACTCATACTGAACCACCTTTTACGGATGCAAAACGGGACATTATTCAATATGGCCTTCCTTCTTGGAAGTTGTTTTACCAGAAATGGAGTTCGGGTGAGCTTGAATATCCCTTTTGTTGCTGCTTATCAACCGATCTCTACAAGGCGTATATGAGTTGGTGTAGGCATTCTACCGAAAAGCCATTACCTGAAAATAAGTTTTCATTTCAGATTGCAACTATCCCTGGTGTATCAAAAAGGCTTGGTCGTTATAGGGAGCAGGGCACTGGTTATAATGTAGTTAAACCAGAAAAGCAAAAAACAGTAATTTTTGTACGTGATCATGACCCTCAGTCAAATGAAACACTAGTTGATTGGCTGACTTCACAAATACATGAATTTAGTGCTAAAGTACACGGAGATGTCCCAAATGTCATACAACACGCATAATAATATTGGCATCACCTATTACGGTCATTCTGACATGTTAAGGGTGTTAAGGGTTATGTTAAGGGTATTTATACGCACCCTTAACACCATCAAAACCAATCATACCAATACTTACAGCCTTAATGTTAAGGGTGTTAAGGGTTTCGCATGCGCGCGCATACGCGTGATAAATATTTGTATGAATAAATTAATTATTAAATTAATTAATAAAAATTCACTCGTGCGTGAGAAAAATACCCTTAACACTCTTAACACCCTTCACAAGCCTTACCAACTAAGAGTTTTATACTTTTATACCCTTAACAATACTCTTAACACCCTTAACATTGTGTAATGGAATAGGTGCAGAATGGAAAAATATTTACGTTTACTAAATCCTAAAACTACCAACTATGAAGCTATTCCATCGGGTTGTCATGGAGCTTTAACTACAGCAGATATTTGTATTTCAATTAGTTATGCAAAATTATCTGAAGTTCAGAATATATTATTGGAAGTGTACGCTTTAAAAAAATGTACAGTTGAGTACTTAAATGTGATTAGTAAAGATATTCATCAAAAACTAATTTCCTGTGGGCAATCTGAAAATACCGATGAGCACGGGATATCGATATATATTGCTTTAGTTGAGTTGTGTTTGGTATCAGCAGATTACAAACCTACTGTTAGAAATCGTGGGTTGATAGGCGGTGTATCATATTTAAAGGTTCATCGTCGTTTAGGGGTGTTAATTGATACCTATCTTGAAATTTTTAAAGAGGAGTTAAATACAGTAGCTGCAAAGATTTCAAAGCAAATTGGTAATAAAAATAACTAAAAAAGTATTTTTGGTATTGACTAGTGAAACAAAATTAAAGTACATTTCACCACAATGGATAACTGTATTAAACGCTGTAGTTTTCCTTAAGAGCTGTAAAGCTCTCTTTCAAAGCCCGCATGACTTCCTTGGACATGTGGGCTTCTTTTTTGAGATTTAGGAACATGACCAACCGTCCACCACAAAGAGCTAAGCGCCCATGTCTTGTGGGCAGTTGTAAAGATTTTGCATCGAACAAAGGTTACTGTGACCAGCATCAAGACCGCATCAAAAAGAAAGATCGGGAGCGGGGCACAGCATACCAGCGCGGCTATGATGCCCGTTGGGAAAAAGACAGAACAAAATTCTTAGATGAGAACCCGCTATGTGCGGACCATCGCAAGCGCGGAATGATTGAAGCGGCAACGGTTGTTGACCACATCATCCCGCACAAAGGTGATCAAGTTTTGTTTTGGGATAAGAACAATTGGCAACCGCTTTGCAAGTCATGCCATGACCGCAAGACAGCAACCGAAGATCGTGGGAGCTGGTCGCCAGTACAATCACCGAGCAAAGCTAATCGAGATAGCAAGAATGAATTCAATACTGGTGATTTTGTTTGTGCAGCTACTGGTTATGCAATTGATTCACTTGATTGTAAGTTCACTGACCAATTCATGGTTACGGCAGTAGCTGCAAATATGGTTGAAGTTAGTGATGCTGATGGCTTTGTTCATCGCTTGCATCATTCACATTTCAAGGCGGTGACAGTATGAGCGAACGCGAAGTTATCTTAGTTGGTGATCATGTTGTTTATCGAGATGACCTGAAAGGATTCGATGAACTCGGTGTTGTTGTTGAAGCTGGTTCATGTCTCAAAGTCTTATGGAACGGTGAAGATCATCCACGATCTGAAATACAAGAACGATTACGAGGCGCTCGACTTGATGAGGTCGATGCAACTCAACGAGTGATTCAAGGTGTGAATTATGAATGAGATTCCTAAGCCGCCTCGACCACCGGAACCAACGAACATTATCGGGAATGATTTCATTCCTAAACGTCCAGTTCCACCTGAAGTTGTAAGACCACCAATTCAAATCTTAAATCCAGAAGAACCAAGCAGCTCGGATCCATGGACAACAGGGTTTTATTGGGGGGCTTTCATTGGATTTGGACTTGGAATAATTTTTATAAAAATCCTTATCAAACACGGGTTTTAGGGGATAGGGGGTCAAAAGTCAAAAGGGCCCTCTCAGAAAAGACCGCCCCCCCATGAAATTTTTACGTGGTCAAAAGTCCATAGGGGGGTATACCTCTAATATTTAATCAGTTTTAAATTTTTTGGAGGTTCTTATGTCAAATATGGGTCGTCCACCGAAGGGTCTACAAGAAAAAATTCTTAGCGGCAGCCGTATCCGAAACGATCGGGATGGTGAGGCGCAAGAGGCCAATGCTTCTGTTGCTTTAGGTATGCCGCCATGCCCTCGCTGGGTAAAAGGGGGCGCAAAAAAACACTGGGATACTTTAGGACCTGTTTTAGTTCAAGCGGGTTTGCTATCTGTGGTGGATGGCGATGTCTTTGGTTTGCATTGTGACAACATGGCCGCATATGAAAAGGCTCTTGAAAAGCTAGAAGAAATAACTTCATGGGTTACAACAACGCCAAATGGATTTGAGGTCCAAGCAGCTTGGCTCCAAGTCCGAAATAAATTACAAGAGCAAATTATTAAAACCGCTGCTGAATTTGGTTTAACCCCACGGGCACGATCAAGCGTCAAAGTTAATAAACAACAGCAATTAGATTTGTTGGGTGCTGATGCTGGTCAGAAAGAAGAAAATGACCCTTATGCTGGGTTTAGTGTTCGTTCAAGTTAGTGAGTTTTTATGCGCGATTATTTCAAAATCGCACTTCAGTATTGCCACGACGTGCGCTCTGGAGTGCGTACTGCTGGGCAGCTAGAAAAATTTGCTGTTAAACGTTTCTTAAATGACTTAAATCGTTCCGGTATTCCATTAGGTTCTGGTGATGAAGAGTTAGAAAAATTACTCACATCCTTAAAAATTGGTTCCAAGCCGCCAGATATAAATTTTGAATTTAGATTCGATGTAGAGCGCGCACAACATGCGTGCTTTTTTATTGAAACTTGCCCGCATGTTGAAGGTGAATTAGCTCGCTTAAAACGTGATGGAACACGGCACTTATTAGTAATGTCGCCTTGGCAGGTTTTTGTCACAGTCAACATTTTTGGGTGGGTGAATTATGAAGGTTTACGTCGCTTCACATACGTCTACTTGGAAGTCGCTAAGAAGAATGGCAAAACCACATGGCTGGCGGCTGTTGGTCTCTACATGGGATTCATTGACGGTGAACCAGGCGCAAATGTTTATGCTGCTGCAACCACAAGAGACCAAGCCAATATTTTGTTTGGCGCGGCAAAAACAATGGTTGCTTATTCGCCAAAGATGCAAGAGCGCTTTGGTATCACTAAGCAAGAGTATTCGATTTTCCAAACGACAACGAACTCGTCGTTTAAAGCGCTTTCACAGGATCGGGACGGGTCAAAAGACGGTTATAACGTACACTGTGGTTTGATTGATGAATTACATGCTCATAAAGATTCTGGCATGTATGACATTGTGTCAAATGGTATAGCCTCACGGTTTCAACCATTACTTTTTGCGATTACAACTGCTGGAAAAGATACAACATCCGTTTGTTATCGTGAAAGAAAGATTGTTGTAGCCATTCTTAAAGGTGAGGCAATACACGAACGTTATTTCGGGATGATCTTTTGTTTAGACAAAGGTGATGATTGGAAAGACCCTAAAAATTGGCCTAAAGCAAATCCAAACTTTGGTATTTCAGTAAAACCTGAATATCTGCAAGGAATGGCCGATAAATGCAAAATTTCTCCATCAAATGAGGCGATTTTCCGTCAAAAGCATTTAAATGAATGGGTTGGGGCGGTTGATGGCTGGCTTGCTGAATCTGTTGTGTCTAATTGTGAGGTTGAAGTCTCATACAAAGAATTTAAAGGCGTTGTAGGATTTGGCGGTTATGACTTAGCAAGTCGCTTAGACCTTGCCTCATGGGATGAGATGCGACCTCGTTTTGAAGATGGAAAAATTATTTGGTACGTATTTGCTCATAGTTACATCAATGAAAGAGTGATGGAGTCAACTGAAGCAATTAATGGAGAGACGCGGCCAGATGATTACCCTGTTTGGCGTGATGATGGATGGCTGATTGAAACACCAGGTGCATCAACTGATTTTAACCGCATTAAAGAAGATATTTTAGCGCATCATCTTGATTATCCATTCTATGAGGTGGGTCACGATCCATATCATGCAGAGCAAGTTACCGCCGATTTACTCGATGCTGGTTTAAATGTAATTGAAGTGCCGCAAAGGACTGAATTTTTAAGCCCTGCAATGCGTTGGATTGAAGTTTTAATAGCGGAAAATCGCATTCGTTTCTGCGGTGATCCAGTCTTAAAGTGGTGCATTCTCAATGTGGTAGTGAAAGAGGATGCAAAGGAAAATATTTTCCCTCGAAAGATTTCCCGTGCCAAAAAAATTGATGCAGCGGTAGGGATGATCATTGCTGCTTCACGTGCAATGTACTGGGATAAAGAAGAGGTTTTTGAGCTTATTCCTGGTGATGGTTCTAATGATTTTGACTTTGATGACTATATTAAAAATATGGTAGTGGGGCGACGATGACAGCAAAAATTGCAAAAAGTCGGCTGTTTGAGTGTCTAGAAAAGGACAAAATCAAGCGGGCCGTGGATGATGCAAAGGAGAGTAATACTCGAAGTACTGGTCCAGCGAATCCAGGGCGAGGAACATTAATCGATTTTCCCCGCTCTAAGAGTCGAATTGCTAATACTGCAACTTGGGACCGTGCAATGACACTTTCAGTAGTGTTTGCATGCCACAAGGTGTTAGCAGAGACAGTAGCAAGTTTACCTCTTGAAATGTTCATGTTTGATAAGGATCGGAACCGTAAACCAATATTCGATCATCGTTTAGCAAGTCTTTGGCGGAATAAACCAAACGATGAGCAAACAAATGTCGAATTTAAAGAGACTTTCATGCTGAATTTAATTAGCGGAAATGTCTATGTACGAAAGTATTACTACCATAAAGAGCTTAATCAGCTTGTTGTGATAAATAATGCTTCAGTAGATCCAAAACTGAACAATAAAGGGAAAAAAGAGTATCACATCACCTATTCCGATGGGAAAAAGGAAGTTCTAACAAATAATGAAATTTGGCACGTTAAATTATTTGGCACTGGTTTGGTTGGCATGTCTCCATTAGCTTATGCGGCAAGATCAATTGGAATTGGTTTAGCAACCGACGATAAAGTCGGTCGTATCATGGAAAATGGTGCAAAACCTTCTGGTGCGCTTTCGACCGACAAGTCATTGAAAAAAGAACAGCGTCAATCATTACGTGAAGAAATGGAAGAGCTTGTTTCTGGTGATGATTGGTTTTTACCTGTTCTTGAGGGTGGACTCAAATTTGAAAGATTTAGTTTAACTCCAGAAGATATTGAACTTTTAGAGACTCGAAAATTTACCGTAGAAGAAATTTGCCGCTTCTATGGTGTACCAAGCGTACTTGTCAATGACACTTCAGGCTCAACGGCTTGGGGTAGTGGGATCGAACAAATCGTTGAAGCATTTTATCGGTTTGGGTTACGTCCTTATTTTGAACGTATTGAAGAGTCTGTACGTCTTAATTTACTCGATCGAGTGGATTGGGACACATACGAGTTTGAGTTCAAGATTAAAGACTTATTACGGGCGTCTATTACCGCACGTATTAGTAATAACAAATCGAGAATTGAAAGCGGGCAGGCAACTATTAATGAAGTCCGCAAAGAGGAAGGTTTTAGCCCCGTTGAAGGTGGAGATAATTTAATGGTAGCGGCAAATCTTATAACCCTTGAACGCGCGGTAGCTGGAGGGGAACAAAAAAATGAATCTTAGCATGCTTAAAATGCGCAATTCTCACGTACAAAAGCCGGATGTTCAAATCCGGCTTTTGCCATTCTCGGATGTCAAATTACGTTTTGATGAAAATCAAGACAAGGGTTCGGCATTTGTATTTGAAGGCTATGCGGTACGTTGGGATAGTGTCAACTCACATGGCGAACAATTCGTAAAAGGAGCTTTTGCAGATTTTATTAATGCTGTGAAAGCTGGAACCATGCGATGCCATATGTATTACAACCATGGGCATCGTCATGACTGGATTAGTCCAGAATATGCAATGCGGATTGGTAAGTGGTTAGAACTTGAAGAGGATGATATCGGGTTAAAGGTCTCTGGACGCCTAACACTTGGTTTAAGTCTTGCTAATAATGTTCGTGCAATGCTTGAAGATGGAACGATAGATGGATTGTCTATTGCTTTCTTTAATCCAGATCCAATGGATGTTGAAGATATGGGTGCTTATATACGAATTAAGCGTGTCAGTCTTTATGAAATTAGTGTTTGTGATGAACCAAGTGACCGTAATGCACGGGTAACGGATGCTGATATCCGCAATATTCAGACTGAAACAGATATGAAGCTTTATCTTGAGCGTAAATTCAATCTTGATGATGTTGCTGCAACTAATTTGATTAAGCGTGCTCAAGCATTTGGGCAGGTTAAACCAGAAAAGAAAGACCCTTTTGCCTTCTTAGACCAGGCATAAATTTTTTATCAAACATACATGACCGCCGAAAGGCGGTTTTCTTTTATTAAAGGAAAAATATATGACAGCTTATCAAAAAACTCCAGTTGCACACTCTCTTAGTGTCTACGGTGATCTTTCTACCCGTAATACTGGTGGAAATCCTGCGCAACGCTCATTAGATGAAATTGCGGCTGATTTTCAACAACGTTTGACACAGTTAGATCAATTGATCGCTACTCGTCAGCAACAATTTGCGAATTTACCTGAGAACGTTCGTCAAGAACTGGAAGATCGTTCGCGAGAAATTCAAGAAATGGCTGCTTCTATTGAGCAGATCAAAACCGATTTAGTGAATGAAGCACGTTCATTGCCACATGATGAACAGCATGATATTGCAGCAATTCTTATTCGTAATAAAGATTCAGTTGATCAAGCTGAAATCATGTACAAGCGTTCTAAGCAGGTTTCTGATTCTGTAACGTTTGAAGGGATTAAAACACGTAATATTATTACGTTAGCTGGTATTGAAAACAAAACAGGTAATGCAAATGCAGCTAAAGATATAACTAGTCGCACTGCTGTATATCGCCCGTTAAATATTATTGACTTAATTAACTGGTTGCCAGTTGAAGGTGAGAAAGCTTATTACCTTCGAGAGTCAAGTTTTAATATTTTGGCTGATATCATTCCAGAAGCTCAAGATAAACCTGAATCAGAGTTGAATTTAGGTATGCTTGAATTGAGTGTGGGAACTATCGCCCATTTTATTCGTGTATCTAAACAAGCATTGAAAAATATGAATATGCTTGCAATGTACATCGAATCACGTATGGCTTACGGTGTCCGTTTAAAACTCGAATACTATGTTGTGAATGGTCATACACCTGCATCGGGTCAACAAAAAATTTTTAGTGGTTTGTTGGAAGCTGACAATTTCGTAACTGTAGTTACGGAAACTGATGACACAGCAATTGATGTTTTGAATAAAGCTAAATATAAAGCAGCTAGTACTTTTATTCAGCCAGATTGCACAATTTTAAACCCTGAAGATTGGGGGAAAATTGAACGTATCAAAGGTGCTGATGGTCATTATATTTTTGGTTCACCTGGTGCGGTTGTTCAGCCTGTATTATGGGGTGTTCCTGTTGTATTTAGTGCAACAATGCCTATTACAAAGTATTGGACAGGACCTTTAAATTACGCTTTTGAAGGTTATCTTGATGAAAACGTCGATATTATTGTTTCTACAGAAGACGGTAATAACGTAACTAAAAACTTGGTAACAATTCTGGCCGAAGTTGATGGTTCGGGTGCTGTGGTGGTTCCGGATGCTTGTGTGTCTGGAACATTACCTCAAGTAGTAACTGAACCACCAGCGGGCGGTTAATATTCAATAAAAGCAGCTTTCGGGCTGCTTTTTTAACGTTTTATGCAGATTTTTGGAGATTTTATTCATAAATCTGCATTTTTCTTCAAATTTTAGGACGTTTTTATGAGTGACTACATAGCGCTTGATTTGGCGAAATCTCACTTACGCGTTTTGCATGCGCGTGATGATTCATACATTGAGTTACTGATCAAAGCGGCTTTAAAAGCAGTAAGAAACTATATAGATAGAGATTTTTCGGAAGTTCAACTGAAGTGGGGCGTTCCTGTGGACTCTTTGCCAGAAGATTTAATTTTTGCGGCTTTGTTGATCATTGGTGACATGTATCAAAACCGTGCAGCTCAAACAGATGCAGCACTCTTTATCAATATTGCATGTGAACGGTTGATGGGTCCTTATGTAAGGAAAGGGGTTAAATAATGTCTAGAACATTTATTAAAAGATTCGCAAGTGCACACCCTAAATTCTTAACTGAAAGTATTTCAAAATTTCAGCGTCAAGAGTCTTTAGAAATACAAAGTCTTTCTACATTTATTGTTGAAGGTGAGTCTTGGCCATATCAAGCAATGGTGGTTTTTGAACGACCAATTATTTTTACGACGGGTGATACACCACCAGAAGTTGTAAGACCACCAATACATTGCCGATGAGGTTTAACCATGCATGAAAAATTTGAAGCCTGGATAAAAGCCCAGCCATTTTATACAAAACTAATTTACATACATGGTGAACGGTTATTCATTCGTGACAATGGCGAATATCAAGTTTTTGCAATGGAAGTTGCATATCAGGCTTGGCGGGAAAATTATGAAGGTCGTATTTTGGCTATTTCATTATTCGAGTCTAAATCTAAGACAGTAGAAAGCCTTTTAAAAAAAGGTAAAGGTCAGCAAAAACATCTTGATGAACTTAATTGTAATTGTCCTGGCTGTATTCGTGCGAAGCAAAATTTAGGTGGTTACCAGCCCTGTAGTGATAAAAATATTGCGGTGTGTTCTCCACCCAAAAAACCATAGGTGATTTATGCAATCTGGCAACCTAAATCAATACATTGAAGTGCAACAAAAAATGATCCAACAGGCACCTGATAAATCTGGTGACCGTGAAGAAGTTTGGGTAAGTATTTTTCCTATTTACGGCCACATAACAGATTCATCTGTGCGTGATTTGATTGCAGCGGGTAAAGAACAATCTGCTGTAGCCTGCCGTATTCTGGTTCGTCAATCAGATGTTTTACCAGGTACAGATTGGACTAAGTGCAGATTAATTTGTGAAGGTCTTTATTACCGAATTATCCGTCCATTGCGTGATAACAAAACAGGCAATGAATATTTGACATTAGCGTGTGAGCAAGGGGTCTACAAATGGCAGGATTCCAACTAGAAGGATTAGATGAAGTCTTAAAAAAAATGGATGAAATGACTAAAAACATCCAGAAGAAACATTTAAAAAAAGCCTTACGCGAAGGTGCAAAGATCGTTCAAAAATCTGCTAAAGAAAACGCTCAAAAAATCAATGACCCTAAAACCAGTGCCGATATAGCAAAAAATATCGTTATTCGTGCTGGTAAAACATCGGATAAAAACTCAGTGAAGGTTCGTGTAGGGGTTAAAGATGGTGGTGAGTTCTGGCGTAAGAATGAGAATGTTCAGCGGAAAGGTAAAAAACGGCAGAAAAACCCGCATTATACATTTTTAGAAAATGATACTCGTCACTTTTGGTTGGTTGAGTTCGGAACGGCCAAAACTAAAGCACAACCGTTTATGCGCCCAGCATTAGAGTCAAATATTGACAGTGCAACAGAAGCGGTGGCCGCTAAGCTTAAAAAGGACATTTTGGGGGATATAAATTAATGTTGATTATCCCACTATATGAAATTTGTGAAAAAGATGCTGAATTGGTAGGGCTTTTGACTGATGAGACTGGTTTAAAAGTCAGTGAATTTGATGCCAATAATACAAATGGTGCTCCATATATATGCTGGCAAATCATTGATGCAAATCCTGAGCAATATTTATCTGAAGCTTCAGATATGGATTCAATATATGTGCAAATTGATGTTTATGCTGATACAAAAGCTTCATCAAGAAATATCGCACGACTGTTAAGAAAAAACATTGAAGAGTATTGCTATATCGAAGATTACACCGGAGTCGTGCGCGATTCCGAAACCAACTTATACCGTATTCGGATAGATAGCCGATGGTATGAAGAACCTTAAATTTTAAAGACCGCCGAAAGGCGGTTTTTTTATGGAGAAAATATTATGGCGCGTCGTACGCAAGGCACTGGTGTTTGGTTTGTGGATGAAGTCCCTGCAACACCTGGTACTTTTGAATTGGTTGAAGTTGACTGTCCTTTAAACTTTAAGCCTGGTACAGATTCAAAAGATCGAATCGAAACAACCTGTTTAAAACAAGAGGAAAATAAAACTTATTTGGAAGATGGTGGTCTAAAAGACCCTGGGCAAGCAACCTTTGATGTAAATGCTGACCCGCAAAAGCCATCACATATACGTTTATATAATCTATCTTTATCTGGTAAAGAAGTTCAATGGGTTGTCGGATGGGCAGGTAAGACTAAAGGTAGTGTTAAAAATATTGTTCCTACCGTTGATGCAAGTACAGGTGAAATAACATTACCAACAGGTCGAAGCTGGAATAAGTTTAAAGGCTATGTAGATACATTTCCTATGGATGTTGATGCTAATACTGTTGTTAAAAGTACAGTTACTATTCAACGAAATACTTCAGTTGAATGGATTCCTGAAACAACGACCCCTTAACAAATAGCCCCGAACGGGGCTTATTTTTTGGATTCATAAAATGACCATACTAACTTTAGAAGATATTAAATCTGGTGCATTGGTAGATGTACCTGAAAAAATTGAAGTAGAAATTATGGTTAAGGGTCAACCCCGTACCATTGAAACTTTTATTAAAATTATGGATTACACGACAGCAATTGCTCAAATGGCAGCAAATAAAGCTGGGCGTGAGGGCTTGGCTAGTATTTTGGCTGACTGTATTGTTAAGGAAAACGGTGAGCCAGAATTTACAGAAGAGCAAATTAGAAAACTTTTTAATAAGCCATTAATTGATGCTATTTGGGAAAAAATAGTTCAGAAAAATCTCTTGGGAAAGGTGATTGCGACGAAGAAGCTTTCAGAGAAGAAGAAATCTGGGCGGAGCTCGTCATCAACGGCATCGCGGGCAAAACGATCGCTGAAGCAAAAAGAAACCTTAGCCACAGAGAGTTCTGCTTCTGGAGACAGTACATTGAAACAAGAGGAAGCTTAAACTTTGGCTTGAGAATTGATGAGAGCTTAGCAGCATTAAAATATATGTTTGCAAAAGCCAATTCCTTCGAAGTTTCAGATGAATATGATTTCATGCCATATCATGATGCGCCAGATATTGGTTTTGAAGAAGCAATGCATATGTATAGCGGTGATTAGTTAGATTATCCGCCTTCAAGGCGGATATTTTGATGTGACAAAAAGTAAGCTGTTTGTTAGATTGTGTTTACTTAAAAAGATGGTGATCACATGAAAAAAATTATTTTTGCTGCTTTAAGCGTTGTTAGTATGACAGTCTCGGCTCAACAGGTTCCTATCAGTGAATATGTGGAAGTGGTCGAATTACCTAATATGAATAAAAACCAGATTTTTAATTCATCAAAAATTTGGATAGCGAAATCATTCAAATCTTCGAACTCAGTTGTTCAATATGAAGATGCGGCAACAGGCACTATTGTCGGTAAAGGGAATATGCAATTTCCTTGTCAAGGTACTTGGAATTGCATGGCTAGAAAGGATGATTTATTAGCGTTCACAATTAAAGTGGATACTAAAGATAATAAAGCTCGAATTTCATTTAATGATATGACTGTAAAAATTAATACAAAAGGGACTACAAAGTTTGTCCCTACTGGTCAGGAAATTCAGACTGTTACTGAAAAGGATAATGAAGTTATTCAAACAGGTCTGAAAGGTATTGTTCAAGATTTTAAAAAAGGTATTCAAGGCGAGTCATCTAGTACAGATTGGTAAGCTATATAGAATTAAAACCCTGCTTTATGCAGGGTTTTTTATTGTCTGGAGAAAATTATGGCATCTGCATCACTTGGGCGTTTAACTTTAGATTTGGTTGCTCAGATTGGTCAATTCATTGGGCCAATGACACAAGCTGAAAGAAAAGCCAAAGAGTCTACAGACAAAATGGGGAAAGCTTTCTCAAGTTTCAAAGATCAAATGAATGAATCTTTAAGTGGTTCACAAATTGGTTCTGCGATTGAAGGACTAACGGGGAAATTAGGTGTTCTTCGTGGTGGTGTATTAACTGCTACTGCTGCGGTTGCGGGTATGGCCGTTGGTGGATCGGTTGTCGCGGTTGCGGGTTTATCTGCAATGGCAATTGAAGTTGCGAAAAGTAATGTTGAAATGATGCAGTTTGCAACTGTCGCGAATACTTCAATTGAATCTTTTCAAGGTTTGGCTGGAGCAGCAAAAACTTTTGGGGTGACTCAAGAACAACTTTCAGACCAATTAAAAGATTTTAATGAAAAAATTGGTGAGTTTGCAAGTGTTGGGTCTGGCGGGGCAATGGACTTCTTTGAGCAAATTGCTGTTAAAACAGAAGGCGGGGCTGAGGGCGCTAAAAAGCTTGCTGTCGAAATGTCTAAGCTTGATGGCGTAGAAGCTTTACAACTATACGTTGATAAACTTGAAGAGGCTGGTGTCAATCAGCAACAGATGTCTTTCTATTTAGAAAGTATGGGCAGTGATTTAACTAAAATTGCTCCATTATTGGTTGACGGTGGGAAGCTCTGGAACGAATACCAAACAGCATTAGAAGATGCTGGTGTAATTACTGGTCAAGCTGCTATGGAGCAATCTATGGCATTGGCAGCACAAACTGAATCATTACAACTTCAATTTGGAGCTTTGAAAAATCAATTAGCTCAAGCGGTCATGCCTGCGTTAAGCAGTGTGATTGGTTACTTTCTTGATGGTTCTGGAAAGGGTGGACAATTTGCGGGCATTGTTGATGCTGTAGGAATTGCAGCTAAAGGTGCTGCAATTTTAATTGTTGGTTTGGCTGGTGGTATCAAAAATATTGTTACGGTTGTTTCTGGAGCTTTAAAAGTTTTGGGTAACTTAGGTGAAACCGTTGTTAACTTTTGGACAGCTCCGACTTTTAAAGATAAAGGTATGGCTCTGGTCGATGGTTTTGTCAATAATGGCAAAATTCTTGTTAATACGGCAAAACAAGTTGTTGATACCAGTAAAAATACCTATGGCACAATTTCAAATGTGGTTACTGCTCAAACTGGTAAATACGATGCTTTGACTCAAAGTATTTTAAATAATCAAAGAGCGCAACAGGCTTGGGCTAAAAACAATCAAGGTAAAGGTATTACTTCTGGTGTAGATCAGAATAAGACCCTTAACCCGGATGCTAAAAAACCTAAATCAAATACTAAATCTAAAGCTGAAGCAGAAGCTGAACGTTTAAGAAAAGAAGCTGAACGTTTGGAGGAAGCGCGGGGTAAATTAGCTAAGGATGTTTTGTATGACTATGGTACTGAAATAACACGTATTTCTGCTGATCTAACCAAAGAATTAGAGCGCATAAATGAAGCATCTTTAGCAAGAAATAGTGATGGTACTGGTTTCGCAATAAGTGAAAGTGAAAAGGAAAAACTAATCACAGAGGCAAAATCACTAAGCGAAGCCCGTAAAAAAGTGTTTTTACTGGAGTTCGATAAAACTAAAAATTCTTGGTTATGGACTGAGGAAGAAAAGCTAGCGAAGAGTGCTGAAATTGATAAGGCCCGTATTCAAGCAACACGTGGTATGACTCAAGTTGAACGTGATCTCCGAATTCAATCAATTGATTCTGTTTATCGTTATGAGATGAATAAGTTAAGTGAAAATAGAATGAAGGAGATTCAGCAAGCACAACAAGCCTGGGCGGGTATATATACCCAAATTAATGGCGGTGGTGATCAGTACAATTTAGAGCAAGAACGCTTTAGTCGTTATGATGCTTCACAGAAAGTTTTTGATTCAAAACTTGCAGATATTGAAGCTCAAGAGCAAGACCCAAATGCAGATTTAAAGGCTTTGGCTGTTGAGCGTGAAGCGCTTTGGCAAGAGCATAACCAGCGGATGCTTTTGATTGATGAAACATATAGTCGTGATAAGAATGCATTAAGTCTTCAAACAGCTACTGAAACATTAAGTGGAATGACAGATTTAATGGGTTCTATGCTTGGTGAGCAATCTGGAGCATATAAAGCGATGTTTGCAATGTCTAAGGCATTTGCAGTGGCACAAGCTATTATGAATGCACCACAGACATATTCAAACGTTTATACATCTGCTTCATTAATTCCTATGATTGGTCCTTATATTGCTCCAGTTCTTGCTGCTGGTGCAGTGGGTATTCAGGTAGCACAAGCAGCGCAAATCAAATCCGTAAATTTAACAGGTATGGCTCATGATGGTATTGATTCAGTTCCGAAAGAAGGTACATGGCTGTTAAATAAAAAGGAACGTGTTGTAGGTCCACGATTGAACCAAGACTTAACAAGTTATTTGGCTAATCAAAAACAGCGAGGCGGGGGTGTTAATGTGAATATTAATGTTCCTCCTGGTTATACGGCTAGAGAGCGTCGAGCATCAAATGGAGATGTGACAATTGATATTGTTCGTCAAGAAGTTGAACAAGCTTTTACGCGGCTGGGAACTCAAGCAAATAGTCATGAATCACAGATGATGCAACAAGGTTTTATGGTAGAGCGAAATAGGGGGTAATTTTGGATACTTTCATGCTTTGCCCCTTGCAAGAAGGGTATAGCTTTACACCAGGTAATGATATCCGTGAACAAGAAAATGAAGGGGGAATGCCAAGGCAAGCCCCCTTTTTTGTTGGTTCGCCTCATTCTGTAACTGTTTCTGTTTTATTAAAGGATGATGCAGACCGTCAATATTTTTGGGCATTCTGGCGAACAAAACAGCGTAAGCCAGAAAACTGGAAATGGGAGCTTTCATTAGATCATGGGATTGTTGAAGAGTGTGAATGTCGTTTCACTTCTAAATCATTACCAGGTGAATCAAAGCGAAATGGTGTTGTAGTAATGGTTAGCTTTCAAGTGATTGTTAAACCAATCAAACGTAATGCTGATTTAGATCGAAATATCGTTAATACACGTCAAGGTGTTGAGTCAAGCGAAGTAATTGACGATATCGAAAAAGTGCCAAATGAATGGTTACCTGGTGCATTAGGGGGAAATCCATGATTGAACTTACCGAAGAAATGTTGGCCGTTCTAGATCAATCAACAGGTCCAGTTGGTTGGCTTGAGTCAGTTGAAATCTCTCATCCAAATTGGCCGCAAATTTTGCGATATGTGGTTAATTCAAGTGATCCAATTCAATTGACCCATGAGGATGGGCAAACATTTGAATATGTCTATGTACCCTTAACCATCAATCGCGGTGGTGATGAAGACAATTTAGATCAAAAGCTATCGGCAGTTATTGGGGATGTTGGAACCACTATTCCCGATCTGATTAAGCTTGTACTTCAGGATGATGAAATTACAACTCCAATTCTCAATTATCGAGCGTACATCATTGGCCGTTATGACGTGCCTGCTTATGTTGTGAAAGATTTAGAGGTTGTAACAGTTACCCGTGATTATCGCGGGTCTAGTTTTGAGGCCCAAGCACCTGGCCTAAATGATTCAGGTAATGGTGAAATTTATTCTGCAAGTACCGATGAAAGTCTAGAGGGCTTTTACTCATGAATATTATCAAGCTGTTTTACTGCAAATATGATCCTGAAAAATTTCATTGTGTCCATTTTGTTATAGAAGCAGCTAAACATATTTATGGGCTAGATTATTCACCTTGTTTTGTTGGCTTGGCTGGTTCATTAAGTGAAACGCTCAAGACTTCAAGAGAGACAGTTCACCAAAACAAGCGGATAGAAAGGCCCAAAGAAGGCTGCATAGTCCTAATGACATATATGAATGAAAGCTCCCATGTGGGGCTTTTTTTTCAGGGAAAAATTTTTCATTTAAGTGAATGCGGTGTTCAACGCATCACGGTTGAACAAGCCAAAATTTGGTTTAAACGGATTCGATATTATGAGCCGAATTTACATCATTAAAAATGCTTTAGAACATCAAGAGAAAATTACAGTTGAGTCTGAAAATATTCTTTATACGTTCTTGCAAGAAAAAACCAAGCATCCGCAAGCCAAAATTTACAAAGGTAATCCATGCCCTGAAAACGACATTACACCAACACGTGATGATCGTGCATCTATTGCCCGGCTTATGGAAATAGATGATGAATGTACAATTGTTCGTTACCCTGGCGAATTGGCATCTACAGTAACTTGGATTGCTTCAAAGTTACTTGGTCAAGCTGTGTCCGCTTTGGTAAAGGTGCCAAAAGCTCCAACGAATAACAGTTCGATGACAGGTTCGAGTAATAACAATTTATCGAACCCAGAAAACCGTCAACGAATTAAACAACGGGTTCCATATATTCTTGGTGGACCAAAATCTATACCTGACTTGTTTGCGCCTCCATATCGATATTTTAAAGATGGGGTAGAAGTTGAAGAGCTTTTATTATCGGTATGTGAAAACCCTGTAAGGCTGTCAGAGTTTAAGACCGGTGATACCCCGATTCAGGAAATACCAGGAACAAGTTTGTCGGCTTATGGCCTAAATCAAAGTCTGGTTGGCACTGAAACGATTTTTAAATGGGGTGATACATTTACTGAAGCTCCAGTAATTGCCCGGCAGTGTGACTCAATTAACGGCCAAACAGCTTTGCCGCCCAATAGCACACGTGTTGAGGCTGGAGATATTTATTTTCAATATCCGAATATGATCAAAGCGAATGACCAAGGCACGGCAGATCGTTTTAACTCATTTAATATTAATGAGGCTTTAATCATTAGCGGTGCAAATTTTGGTGTTGGTGATTTGTCTATAACTGGTCAAGTCAGTGTTGACCCGGTAAATAAAACTTTTGCAATCGAATCAACGCAAACTGTTTTGGATTATCAAAACTACCGAAAAATTAATGTGACTTCTTTACTGGTGACCGATCCAGTGAATGGGCAGCTTGATTTAGCAGGTTTGTACGATATTGAGTCAGTCACCTATGTTTCAAATGTCTATACGATTTATTTGAAAAATCCAGTGGCGACTAACACAAATTTTTCAAAAGTGACTGAAGTATTAACTTCAAATATTTCTGCAAATTTAACGGCAAATACAGCAAACATCTTTTTAGATGGTGAATATCTTGTAACTGGCGTTGATACTACTAATAAGCAGCTCACATTGGCAACGCCAAGCGGTGTTAATGCTGACTGGAATAAACTTGCAGATTTAGAAGATCAGAAGACCAGCACAGGCAATATTAAGTTGCGTGGTGGACAGGATAACTGGATTGGCTGGTTTACGATTAATTCACCTAAGGCAACTGGGCTTTTGCTTAATTTTCAAGCTTTGAATGGGATTTATCAAGGTTCTGATGCCAAATATGTGGATATCTATGTTGAATATCAACAGGTCGTTTCTGATAATCCAACGGGTGCCGTTTTCAACCAAACTATACGTTTAAATGGTAAAGCAAATAACCGTGATAGCGTTGGTGGCTCGATGTGGATTGATTTGCCGTTTTCTGGTGCTGTGCGTTTCCGTGCAAGACGAGTTAATGACAATGGGGATGCGGTAGATTTATCAGATGAAGTTAAATTCTATACGGCTTACGCAATTCGTTATTTATCCAAGCTTGTTTATGCAAATAGGGTTTTAATACGCCAGCGCACACAAGCAACACGTGCTGCAACTGCCGTAGATACACGACAAACTAACTGTATTGCTGAGAGCCTAGTTTATTCATTCCGTGGTGGTGTACGTTCTGCTGAGCTAATACCATCACGTAATATTGCTGATCTCATCATTGACCTGGCATTAAATAAACTTATTGGTCGTCGCACGATAAATGAAATCAATACTGAAGAAATTTATCAAGTATTTGATGATGTGGTTGAGTATTTCGGCACTGAAAAAATGGCCGAGTTTAATTACACGCTTGATAATTCAAATCAGTCTTTTGAAGAAATTTGTCGAATGATGGCGGGTGTGTCCGGGTGTAATGAACGACGTTTAAATCGTGCCCTTTATTTCGATTTTGAAAAGGAAAATCGACAACCAATATTGTTATTCAATCACAAGAATAAAAAGTCTCAATCTGAAGTTAGAACCTATAACTTTAAACCTGAGAATAATTATGACGGTGTTGAAATAACCTATGTTGACAGCGAAGCAGGTTGGGTTGAAAAGACTTTGAAAATCCCGAATGACCAAATAACAAACCCCAAAAAGATCGATGGCTATGGAATTGCGTATAAAGAGCAAGCCCATATTATTGGCTGGCGCGCATGGAACAAGCTGAAGTATCAGCGAGTGAATTGCAAGTTCAGTTGTTATGCTGAAGGTGAGCTAACAGAACGCGGGGACCCAATCATTGTGGTTGATGATACCCGGTTGCCATATGTCGTATTTGGCGACGGTTCAAAAACTTCTGGTGAGGTTTTAGTCTGGAATGGCTTAAACATTGAAGTTAGTCAACCATGCACTTTAACTGCTGGTCATGATTATATGATTCATCTCCAAATGAAAAGCGGCTTTACCGACCAGATACCAGTTAGCCAGGGCGCAAGTGAGTATGAGCTAGTTTTAGCACGTCCACCGCTTGAAGCATTAGTAACTGAAGGTGAAGTTAAAACCGTTTATTCAATCACCGTGGACGATCGGCAAGATGAAGAGTTATTTCTCGTCTCAACCAAAAATCGAAATGGTGTATTTGAAAATTCGATATCAGCAACCAATTTAGATGAACGTTATTATCAAAATGATAAAGACATCATCAATAACCTAATTTAACCCTGGAATGAAATTAAAGCCCTGCATTGCGCGGGGCTTTTTTTTGGAGAAAATTTTATGGCGATTATCACTGAAGAAAAGATGGAAAATCTTGACCGGGATATCGAAGATGCGGGGAAATCAGTTAATACGAAAGGGATCATCACTCCACGATATGGCGAACCTTTTAAATCTGTACCGATGGTCGTCGAGGAGATTGAGAATAAAGGGGGGTACATTTCAGCACCATCGCTTGCAGCATTACAAGCTATTACCCCATCTTATAATCATCAAGTAGGCCGTGATGATAGTACAGGCAATGAATATCGTTGGAATCCTGCTGCTGTTCCGACTCCTCAATGGGAGCCAACGGGCCGCAATTATTTAAATGAAGCGAAAGTTGACGCAACAAATAAAGCAAACACTGCAGAAAATAACGCTAAAAGCTATGCGTCAACACAAGCGAATGCAGCGGCATCCAATATCAAGCAATCAGATTCAGTAAATTTGCACGAATTTACTGACAGCGAGGGCAGTGTTGTAGCCGCAATTAACTCAAATGGTGAAAGCGTTGCCCAAGATTTCAAGGGTGAGTTTGGAAATTTAAATGCCTTAAGCAAAGCTGTAGAAACCACAGAAGCCCCAAGTCTACATACATTTGCAGATGCTGGCGGTAATGTTGTTGCACGACTTACAGCAGCAGGAGAATTTCAACCACAAGATGTCGTTACAGAGTCAGGAAGCTTTAATACGGTTGCAAAAAAGGTATCTGAATATGATATTCAAAATGCACTGTCAGTCGAGACTGATGTGGAAGGTAATATTCTTGAAATTATTAAGCCAGATGGAACCATTGTTCCTTCAATTACACCCGCCTCCTACGGTATTGCGGAATTTAGAGCTGGTGTAGCAAGTCCAGATGTTATGAACGATGTTGGAAAAGCAATTGATTATAATCTTGTTAAAAATGATACAGCTTTAAAATTCACAGTCACTGTAAGTCCATTTTTGGCAGATGAAACCCGACATCAACGCATGGCTGATGCTGTTTTGGTTGGGCCTAATCGTATGTACGTTGCATTTTCTCAGTTTAGTACGATGAGTACAGACCAAGCGGACGGAAGGCTTGTCGGGCGTTTTGTGGATTTTGATTTAGTTAGTCAGACGGCAACTATATCTGAAACTTTACCTATCATTGGCGAAAAAATCGGAAGTCTATACAGGCATCCAAATTTTATCAAACTGAAAGATCGCATTTTAATGATATTTAATGGTCCATTACCGCAGCTTATTGTCTATGAGTCGCTAGATAACTGCCAAACTTGGCAAGAGAAAAATCGGATTGACACTTCAGACGGAAAACCTTGGGCATTAGCTCTTAATTCAGCAGTTCTTATTGAAGAGGGCCGATATAAAGGCCGAATAGTGTTGTCACTATTCACTTATCAGGCAGATGGTTTGGTGGGTACTGTATACAGTGACGATAACGGGGTTACTTGGATACGTGGTCAGACTTTGCATGGTGCTGAGCTTTTTCCTAACTATTCAACTATTAACGAAACATCGTTAGCTGTAGATGCTCAACAAAATTTAATCTTCATTATCCGTAATGAAGCAACAACAACAGAGTCTCGATACTTGATTTTCGCTAAATCTATCGATGGTGGTGAGACGCTTCATATATTCGAGCAAACCACACGTACACCTGCTTTGGCGTGCCAGACAGGTTTAAAGCAGATAGCTCCTCAGTTCTATGATGGATTGCCTAGAATGTTTGCTACATGTCCCACTACAGGAGGGGGCAACAGAGAAGGTTTTCGTTTCCGTATCTCATATGACAACTGCATGAGTTGGGCACATGAATATAAGCCATTCGCTGAAACATTACGTGTGGGATATTCAACTGTAATTCCACTTGATCAAAAAACATATGCCTTGCTTTATGAAGAAGGGACTATGAACGCTTCACAATCAATCAAAATCACATTTCTTAATTTAGCTGAGGTGATCTAACATGGCTGTAGTAATCCAATCAAATAACGTTTATACGGGTAATAAAGCGCTGCCAAATATCATTGACAGCATTACTCAAACATCCTCAAAAACTCAATTTTTGAAAAAACTGTATGCAACCATCAATGGTGATACAGCATATATCACGGATGCTAATTCTGATGTGCTTTTCGATGCATTAAAGGCACATCGAACCCGTGTTTTAGCTGATGGTGGTTTAATCCCGTCTCTTGCAAATACTTTGCGAGCATTAATTTTTGCTAATCAAAATAGCTTAACTATTGCTAACTATTCTGCTTTTGCTGCTGACTTCGGTATTAAACTGGTAGGCAATACGGTAACCAAGCTATACGACATTGCTGGTCGTGATATGAAAGTGAACTCAGGTACATTTGAGCGAGCAACGGATGCAGGTTTTAATGTCCTTAAAAATACAGCAACATCTACATTAATCTCAGAAAGTTACATTATTGGCAATCAAGGCATGATCTTGGGTTCTAGTTTGCATGATGCCGATGCTGGATCTAGTTCATCTCAGGCAGTTAAGGGGATGTATATGTCTGATACTGCAAATGGTTCAGGTGTGGGTGTTGGTTATCTAGAATCAAATCAAGGCGGTTTTAGTCGACTTTACTATAAGCGTCAGGTCGATAATGTCATGACAAGCCTATCTTATGATCAAGTTGGAAACTATAAAAAATATAGCGGTTTAGTAGGTTATTTATCTAACTCAAATAACCGCGTTGAGATTTATGAAAACGGTGTTTTGAAAAATGGTGCAGCAGCAGCACAGGTGGATTTAAGTGCAGTTAATATCTATCCCGTTATTTCTGCTTTGTCTTTAAATTCGTTTATTCGTGAGTCGTGGATAATCCGAAGCACATCGCAAAATCTAGCTATGTTGTTAAGTAATTATTTGAATAAAAGTGTTTAACAAACAATAAATTTAGGTGGCCCATTTGGGCTTTTTTTATACCTAAATTCTGGAGAAATGGGTCATGGCAGAACCAGCAGCATCAACTAGCACAGCAACTTATGGTTTAGTAACAAACATTGCAGGGGGTGGAATGGTAATAGTTGGCGGTCTTTCAACCATGGAATGGATGGCTGTTTTAGGTGGGGTCTGTGCAGTAGTTGGTTTGATTATTCAAACAATAGCGGCTTATCGAAAAGATCAGCGTGATGAAGAGTTACATAAAAAATTAATGGGTGAAGATGGTCATGACAAACAAGACTAAACTTTTCGTAATTGGTTCAACAATAGCCGCCTCAATGGGCGGTTTTTTTATTTTTGGTCCTAGTGATCAGCAAGTACAAGCTACGGCTGAAAAAGAAGGCTATACAGCAAAGCCAGTGATTCCTGTTAAAGGTGATCGTCCCACAATTGGCAACGGAACTACATTTTACCCGGATGGCCGTGCTGTAACGATGAATGACCCGGTTATTACTCGAAAGCAGGCTTTTGAGTATTTGAAATTCACAATGAATAAAGATGCTCAAGCATTCAATAAGACATTGCTGAATATTCCAATTTCTCAAGCCGAGTATGACCTTTACTTGGATTTTACTTATCAGTATGGGGTTGGTGCCTGGTCTGGCTCATCCATGTTGAAAAATCTAAAAATTAGAAAATATAAAGCCGCTTGTGAATCTTTATTGAAATGGAAATACGTTGCTAAGCGTGATTGTTCAATTCGTTCCAATGGTTGTTATGGGGTCTGGTTGCGTCAAATTGATCGTTATCAAAAATGCGTGGAGGCTAATTCATGACTTGGATTTTATTAAATAAGCGTTGGACCGCAATCACCATTTTACTTGTGCTCTTGCTCATTCAGACAGCAATCACAAATCACTATGTAAATAAGCTAAAGCAAGCTGATCAGCAATGCCTGGCACAAATACAAGACATCGAGCGCAAGCAAGTAAAAGCACTTGCTGAGGCACAAAACCAAATTAATCAAGTGAGCGCAGACTATGAGCAATATAAGTCAGAACAACGCACAAAAGTCGAGTATGTTGAGCGTGAAGTGCAAAAGATCGTTGAACGTCCTGTTTATAAGTCTAGCTGTATTGATACTGACGGGATGCAGCAAATCAACGATCTTATCAAAGCCGGTCATACCAGCTAACCTAATGCAACCATGTCCAAATTTGAATGAATTAGCGGGCACTACTGGTAAAGATTGGATGCTTTGGTCTGTTGATACGATTGCAAAATATAATGATTGCAAAGCCCGCCATGCTGGAGTTATAAAAGCCCTTAATTAAGGGCTTGTTTAAATTGTTCAAGAATCTGATTTATTGCTTCATCGTTTGATTTTAATTCGTTTACAAATTTGAAATTTTCAATAACTTTTAAACTTTCTTTAGAAAGCCACAGATCTTTTCTTACAAGACCCTTCTCAAGCATTTCCCTTCTTTGTTTCGCTTTTCTTTCTGCTGCGCTGCTTGCCATATAAAAAATTCCTTGCTATATTCAGTTCACCACCGCTCAGGTGGTTGAGAGATTGATACTTAATATCAGTTTCAAAATCTTCACCATCGTTTAGATGGTTTAGAAATTAATGCTTATATAAATTTTATAAGTGTTTACCTTCGCTTAGAAGGTTGAGAATTTAATACTTAGCATTGATTGATAAGTATTATTAACCATCGCTTAGATGGCAAAGCCCCACTGCAATTGGGGCTTTATTTATTTCTACCCTTCCATTTTTGTATTAAATAAATCTACAAACAGGCGACATCTTTCTGTTAAAGGTTGATCTAGTATTTCTTGCAGTTCTTCCTTAGTTACACCAATAGCTGAATTGCCAATTGCAATTTTTAGCGCTCTTTTACTATAAGAGACAGTTCCGCTACCTGAAGCTATATCAACACGTCCAGCAAATGGCTTTGAAATTTTGTATGTTTTCATTTCTATAAACCTTATGAAAAATCGCCATTAAGATATAGTTTTCTTTCTTCATCTACTGATGCTTCAAGTTCCTTCATTTCTTCAAATGAAATCCATTCACTAACATCAGTGTTAATGTATTTCTTTAAATAGCGATTTGTTTTAATCTCTGATTGATAAATTTCACCAGTTTTAATATTGTGCACTTTAAGCATAGTGGTTTTCTGATTAGAGACGTCTTCTATAGCTTGAGCAATTTCTGATTTAATAACGTAACGATATTCACCAGATACCATATCAAAATCAGTTAAATATTTTTCCATTTTAATTTCCTCGCTTAGATTGATATATCAAGAGTCTTTGAGCTGCAATCTCTGTCTTGATAAATTCAATATAAATTGTGAGCGGTCACAAGTCAAATATTATTTTGATTTATTTTTGATCTTATGGATTATAATTTTTAAAAGGGGGAAGGAACTATGCAAATCATGATTAAGCTCTTTCATCATGCATCCACCAGTGTTTTGAATTTGCCTGCTGATGTTGATAAAGGTGGTAATGTAATTAAAATTTATGATTATAAAATGAACGAGTTGAAAATTAATCTAGATGGTACTGTCTCTTATAATGGAAAGCGTTGGACCTTTGAGAAGAATCAAGCTACCTATTAATGCTGCAACCATATTGCAACCTTGGTTTTATTTAAAAATTATAAGTTATTAATATTTAAATTGATTATTTAAAAAATAGCCCTATCCATCATGGGGGCGACAGAAATACGAGGTTGTAACGATTGAAGTGATTGCATAACCAATAGCCCAAAAGTCGCTAAATTAATGAAAGGGCAGCATT